TAGGTCTGACGGTTGAAACGAAGTTCTGGTACACTCAGAGAGCTGCGCAGGACCAAAGCCTCCAGCTCGGCACGGGCGTCCTCACCGATGTAACCGCCCTGAACACCGGTGATAAAGTCACCGAACTTGGTATATTTCTTGATCAAGACTCCACCCAGTAAGGATAACAGAAAATTTGTAGAATCTTCCTTGTCTTTGCGTAAAAAGTATTTGGTGAGCTTTTCTATATCAGAATTATCCATGTTTTCTAGAATCCCGATAAATATGCGCCCAATTTTTTCAGCTGTATTCTCTCCTTCTGTAGATGCGTTTCTTACTTGAAGAGCCAGTTTCTTTAATATGTCAACAGAATCGCTCATTCTCCTATTACACGAAAAACAGTTCTATTAGATTTTAATTTCCCTTCACCGTTATAAAGTGGCATACCGCATTCTTTTAGGTAAAGCACGCATTCTTTCAGGTAGCGGTCAGCTATACTACATGCATCGCTATACACCATCATCTTTTCCTTGAATACTGTATGACTGCTATATTCACCTTCCTTGTTCACGAAGCCGAAACGGGATACATTTCCATCTCCATTTTTGACAATACAGGCATAGGTATAATAAGCCAAAGCTACGCGAAGTCCAGTGATGATTATCTTCTTTTTACATTTAGTTTCATAAGTACCTCCGTCAAGCAGTAGCTGGTATTTTTCAGGATTTTTTTTCACGTCAAGGAACAGTTCGTCTCCCAACGCTGATTTGATGTAGATATTCTCCGACTCACGGATGTAGGTTTCTATCTTGTCAGGATCGAGATGTACAGACATTCCGCGAGACAAAGCCGATACCTCATCTGTTGTTATTAGATACTGCTGCATTTCGTACATACTTTAATGGTTCCACACTATAATCATTAGAGGGGTTGACTACTTCATACCAATAGCTGAATATACGGCTAAAGGTACGCTCTATTAAGCGTTGTTGCTTGCTTACGATAGAATTGTAATACTCGAAAGCATCTTCCAAAATATCGCCTGAGAATCCGACTTTACCAATACGGATGCAATACCATGGCTCTTGGCCATAAGCTGAATAAATACGTTCAACCACACTTGCGTCAGTAACGGTAAATTCTTTGTCGTAATTTTGTGAGTTCAGATTTATTATTTCAGGTTTTTCCTCATCGCTTTCTAAAGTAACTTCCATAATCTTTCCTGCATTCGTATCACCTTGCAACTGGATGAGTGTATTTGAGAAACTGTCGTCATCGTCTGTATCTTTCACTTCGTTGCCTTCTTCGTCAAAGGTTATGTTCGATCCCTTTTTGGTGAATACCATAGCGCCAGGGAAGAAATTATTTCGTACATTTCTGTACTTGACATTGGACAGCCCTTCATCGGTACTCATTTCTGTAGCCACCCGGTCACCTTTCCCGACAGGATAAGTATTTTTCCCGGCCATTGACACCCATAGGATTTGACCTTTGTAGTATTCAATGCCTCCGGCAGCTTCTATTTGAGCCAGTATCACATCTTTTTGAGGGTTAAAAACATCTATATAGTCGATGTTTTCTTTCTTGACCTGCAGAGTTTTCCCTTTACGTGTCTTCTTTCCGCTCCAGTCTGGATGTACTGCTATTTTTGCCACATAACCGTTTTCATCTTCTTCTGTCAGACGGCAATTTTCAAACGGTACGTGCTGCATCTCCACTATCTCACAGAAAACATTGTAGTTAACATGGATTGCTATTCCATTGAGTTCGGACATGTCTTTACATAGTAACATGTGCACATCATCCAATGTGTCACCTTTTCGATTGACTACATATTTGGAAAAAGCAACCTCACGGAATCCGTTTCCTTCAATGAAGTCAGCGAAACGGTCTGAGCATTCAGATGCAGTAGAGCTTGCAGCAATGATATTCTTTAATGTCTGCGGATATAGGTTGTCCTGTCCGTAGGCTTGAATTCCTAGATTTTGTAAATAGCTTGTATCAATGCGGTTACTGCTTTTCTTTTTTAGATCTCTTACTCTCATATTCGCGAGGTTTACGTTCGTCCTTTATTTCTTTTATTCAACTTTATCTTCGCCTTCTCCATTCATTGCGTTCACAATTTCAATGGCCTTGCTTAGATGCAGATTCAGAACTTTTTTACTGATTTTCTTGCCGTTGATTTGGAAATCTTTCAACGTGTCAGCCACGGATTCTTCAGAAACTCCGTCTTGTAATGATTCTACCATTGAATCAAGCAGGCTTTGATTGTATCCACATTTGTTAACACGTTCTTTCCAGTCCGTAGGTACATGGGCGAAATAAATTTCACCTTTCGGATTTTTGGCAAGGTACTTTTCAGCAACTTCATCAGTGAGGTTGTCATTAGTGTACATTTTATTGCTTCCGAACTCCGGTTGAAGCAGGACACCATTCTTTAATATATAATTACATTTTTCTTTCATACGGTTATTCTTTTTGATGTAAACAGTCATTTCGATTACAGCATCGCGATAGCAGTCGTTACACGATGTCTTGGTGAATTCTTTTCCTAATACTTCCTTGTACAATCTTTCTATCTCCGATTTATCAGAAGAGGAGTAGGAGGGAAGTTCTCCTAGCTCCTTTAATTTATCAACCACTTCTTCTAACTCCATAATCATTCAGTTGGTTTTGTCAGTGTTTCAACAAGCGTTTTTGTCGCATCGTAAGATGTTTTGTACAAGAATAATGCTGATTTGGGAACCTTGGTTTCTTGCAAAGAGATATTCCATCCCCCTTCCGTTTCTTCGGAATACTTGTCATTGCCGATCTCTGCGGCTTTCAAACCTTGGTAGTAACCGTAAACCTGGAAAGCTGAATCTCCCGGATTTTCGGTTTTATTTAACCCTTTGGCTTTATTTTCCAATACAACGACAAAATCACCGTTAGCAAGCCCGTCAATAATGTCATTGCATACATCGGGGTCATTTGCTAATACAACCATGTTCACTGTGTTAGTAAACGTGTTACGATAGGTTCCTGTTGCCAAGGTTGTATTGGTACCAGTAAAGGGGGTTGCACCGAATACCTGTACCTTGTAACCTTTTTTACCTGTTTTCAGTGCAAGAGTTTCGATCACATTCTTACGGGTTGCGTTGAATGTAACCGCACCGAAATCCACGTCTGCGCGATTCATTATCACACCTTCCTGTTCCAGCCCGGGAACGATAGGATCATCGCACGATGGTGCGATGTCCTTTTTGATTGTTATATCACATATTGCCATATTTGCTCTTTTTCGTTAGTATGCTACCTGTACCAACTCATCTTCGCCAATCATGGAACCTAATTTTCCTGTTGAATAAATGTAGTTCTTGCGGGCTTTCTTATCAAACCAGATATCCAAGTCCGACATCGGTTCGGTGCCCTCACATCCATACATCAAGTTCTCAGGAGAACATAAAACAGCACGATGCGGTAAGTTAAGTTTGGTTTTGTTGTTCTGATAGGCTTGAATAAATCTATCCCAAATGGAACATTTAACGATGGTTGTTCCATCGTATTTGCTGACCTCTACACCGTCAAATACAACTTCCCAGGGCATGATTACCTTGTACTTTTCTTTCATATCGTGAGTCAGAGCATCGCACATTGACTTGGTGGCGAAAATTGCGCATCCGTCTTTTTGGAAAATCCGGCTGTCGGCATCTTGCAACATCGCATCGAATATTGATGTGGCAATGCCTGTTTCTTTCATCTTTGATTTTTGTAATGCATATGATTCTTCTGCGTTGGCTGCAATTTCAGTGTGCTGTCCGGTATTGTTGGTACAGATGGCAAACAGACGTTTGAAAAAACCGTCACATGTTTTAAATAGTTCGATGTTTACTCCGTCAGTGATTTGACCACCTCCAGTGACAGACGCTGCTGATTTATCTCCAAACCATGTAAAACGCCACATCATTTTCATCATAGCTTCAGACAGCTTCGGCAGTACAATACCGTCCATATATTCGGTCGATGTCAGGTCTCCTATATTTGTTCCCGTTTTAAGGCAGTACTTGGCAATGGTGTTTTCCAAGTCTGTATAGCACATTTCCAAAGGAATTTGCCAATCCCCGATTTCCCATTCCTTTTGGGCGGCAGCGATAGCCACTTTTTTATATTCAGGGTCGCATCCGGAGCCGGCTATTCCGATATCTTCCATTTCACCGATAAAACCTGCTTTTTTACCGTTAGTCACATTGGGCATAAACGTCATAAAACGCTCCATGTCCTCGTTTTGAAAGACTGTTAACTGAATAAGGTCTTTCAAGTCTTTTACAGCCTGATTATCAGGTGTAAGTTTGTCAAAATCTAAAATAGGCATTTCCCCTCCTTTTATTACATGTTGTTTCTTTTTTCTCTTTCTTCACGAAGTTTTCTCTGAATGGGCGTTTCATTTTCTTCTACTCCTTTTATACCCTTGTTGAACGTTTGGGTACGAGCTGACACTTTATAAGTACTACAATGTTTTGCCAGCCAGTTTTCGCCCCCGGCCATACGGACTGCGTTCAGAATCTTGTTGTCCTCAATGGTACGGGCATTCGTCTTTAGAGAAGCATTCTCAGTTTCCAACTCTTCTATACGGGCTTTTAAAGCTCTCACTTCATCCTCTTCCAATTCATCAGGATCTTTAATTTCTGTAATAACGCCATCTGTCACAATGATAGTCTTTCCGTCAGGCATGACATGTTCGCCATCGGGACTTGCTGTATCTCCCACTTGGGGTTCACCTTCATCTCTTTCCACGGTAAGCGTGTTACCTTCGGCATTTGTCAATTCCATAGATACGACCTGTACGTCTTCAATTTTTTGATAGCCGCATTTGGCCAGCAGCCTGTCTATGATAGTCTGCTTCACTGTTACTTCTTTTTCTTTGTTCATTTTTTTGTTATTAAATGTGTAAGTTCTCCCTTTGGCAGTTGTAGGCATAAGAACGGTCGTGATAAAACCTAATTGTTTGGCTGTTTCACCACCAAACCAACCGGCTTTATTCATTTGGGCTTCGATAACTGAGGCTTCCGATCCTGTGCGTTCTACATACAAAGCTAGCATCTTGTTTTTTTCACTCTCCAAGTTTGATTTTATTGATTCTAGGGTTTCAAGATCAAGATCTCCATCGTATGAAGCCATATAAGGCTTGTGAATAAGAAACTTTGCATGTGGATAAGCAAAACGTCTTTCTTTTGCAGCGGCCAATAATATCACGGTTGCCATGGATGCACATCGTCCTACTGCAGTACAGCTGATTTGCTTTCCTGAAGCACGTAAGGCGTCATAAATGGCATACCCTTCAACGGCATCACCACCGCATGAATGTATCTCAATATCAATAACGTGGTCATTTGGATCTATCCAAGATAGGAAATTTTGAATATCGGGAAAAGACAATCCCTCTTCACCAGTTAGATACCAATTTTCCATTTTGTCTTTATCCGCAACAATATCTTTGTTGATGTATAATTTCGCCATATATAATCTATTTTGAAGCAAAGGTAAAAAACGGTATATGGCTATAAGAATTTCAGAACATAATAGCACTGACACGCTTTGTCAGTAAAAAAATAGGGGGAAGAATAATCTTCCCCCTTATTGAATTGAAACGTCAACGGACAACCTGTCAATGACTCTATAGATGGTCCTTTCTGAAATGCTGTATTCATCTGCCAGGTACTGCATGATATATGCCTTTTTATGACCTTCAGCCGTAAGACGGGTGTAGTCTTTATACATTTCTAGGTATTTAATATCTGATGCATCTAATGACATTTCAGACATTATCCTAAGAGTGTTCCTGTTTATATATAATAGTTCGTATGCTTTCATAAACTACCGCTTTCTTCTATGTATTTAATTCTATTCGCAACTGAAGTAAACTCTTCTACAGAAACGACAGGGGCAGGAGCCATCATCATTCCTTTGGCGACTGCTCTGGCCAGCATATCTTCGCCTAAAGTTTGATTATTCGTTGCTGTTACATTAATAGGTACACCTCCACCCATCATATTGAAGGATGATAGGATAGGGGCGAACATGGACGTAGCTTTGGCAGTTATAACGGATTCTCCATTCGACAATTGTGCCGGAATACTGTCGCTCGTTCCTGTCCCCGGTCCTGTAACCAAACCACCTTCTGCAAATTTAGCACTTTTTACTATCTTAACAGCATTTGCAATGTTAGAAAGGATTGTTGCAATACCTGATGCCATTGTAGCTATACCAAGAATACCTTTCCCTGATTCTGCGGATACCATTTTTGCGATCGCCTTACCTGAATTGATGGCGATCTCTGCCAAAGCCAACATTTTGCTTGCCATAGCAAATCCTCTGTCAGACTCCCCAATTTGTTCTGTGAGAGCTACAAGGCCATTTGTCACCTGTTCCATTGCTTCATATTTAGTTTGTTCTATTTCAATCTCCTTATCGCTCAGTTCTTTTTTGGATTCCAGATAAGCATTCTGTGCTTCCAGCTTGCGAAGATTGAATGCTTCTATACTTTCACCTTCCATTTGCTGCAGGCTATCGAGCTCGGCTTTCTTTTGTTCCATCCTTATACGAAGAATTTCCTCTTCGTTATCATATGCTTGTGCGATTTCCGTTTCAAAGCGTATGCGCATGGCTTCCTGTTGCTTGTTGATAATATCCTGCTCATGAACTGTTGCCAGTTCGTCTATCTTGGTATTGTACTTTGCTTTAATGGCCAGTTTCATTTCTTCGGTCTGTTCTGTGCTGGTAAGTTCCGCCTCTTGTTGTGCTTGTAATTGTTGTATCTTTAACTGATACTCCTGCTCGCTGCCTTCCTTGACCGATTCCAATTGCAGGGATATCATTTTTAAACGGTTCTCCAGTTCTTTTTTCAGCTCCTCATCGGACAACTTGCTAAGCTCCATAGATTTTTGTTGTTCCAAAGCCTTTATTTTGGCGTTGATGGCTTCACGAGCCTTGGCGGTAAGGTTCTCTTCTTGCTTTAAACTGATTTGCAAATCCTCAATCTGCCGGGAATAGTTCAATTCAATCTCTTTCCGTGCTTGTTCTCTCTTGTCTTTCACTAAGGCAAGCATAGCATCTTCTGCTGCCCTTACTGCTTCCAGTTCTGTTTGCTTTGCTTCCTTTGCTTTGTCTGCACCTTCCTGGCGGATAGAGTTTAGGGTGTTTTGCTGCTCTGTCTGACGGCCGTAACTATCTTCCATTAGCTCCTGAAGTTCGTTGAATTGGTCACGGAACACTTTAAGGTCTTCTATCGTACTATCTGATAATCCAAGTTTTCCTATTACTTCATCGGCTGTAATATCACCAGCTTTAATCTGCTCCATCAACTTGCGTACTTCATTGTTCATCTCGGTAAATCCAAGGGTGTTAGCCAGTCTTGCTTCTGCTAGTTCTGTCTGTACGGCAAGGTCCTTCTTCTCAATTTCCGCAGCTTTTTCCGCAGCTTTAATACGTTCCTGTGTGGATAGGGTTTGGTCATCTGCAGCTTTTTTCAGCTTCTCAATTTCAGCTCGGTTAGCGGCACGTGACATGGACAGCATGACTTCCCTCTTGTCTATCTCATTCAAGACTTCTGCCAGCTTCCACGCCTGTTTGGTTTCATTGACTATTTCATCACCGATACCAGCGAATATGGATTTGGCATCATTCCCCGCCTGTTTGAAGTTCCCGGTAAACAGATTCACTAAAGCACTTCCCAACTTGCCTGCCCGGTCTATTAAGACATTTACAGTGGCACCCAGAGCCCCCATTATTTTATTGGCTGCTTCCACGCCCTTCTGTGTTTTGGTGAACCATGATACCAAAGATCCTAAAGCTACAATTAATACTCCAATACCAGTTCCAAGTAGAGCAACTTTCAACAGTCTCAAAACTTTAATCCAGCCGGTTGTGGTGGTCGAAACAGTAAGCATTTCTGTTTTTACTTCAGACAAATAATTTCTTACTCCACCCAAGGAGGTCACCATTACATTTATCTGCTGCACGAACGGGATATTGGCATTGGCGGCTTCCATTATAGCTTCCTTGTAATTGCCAACATTTCGGTAATACCGCTGTGTCTCTTCTTCAGCGCCCTTTAGAGCATCAGTAACCTCATTAATTCTATTTTTTATGTTCATGCCTGTATCCGCATTTCGTTCCGCTTCGGATAAAGCATCGTATTCAGCCGTTAGGTTTGACAGTTGGGCACGAAGAGAAACAAGGCTGTTTTCTTGTGCCTTCTCCTGCTTGAGCTGATTTTGCATTGTTTTCGTTATAACACGTATCGAATCATTACAGTCGTTGATATAGGCTTTAGATGCCGTCATTTCTTCATTGTACTGCTGCCGGGAAATAGCTCCGTTTTTCAGTTGCTGTTTTAAATTCTGTTCTGCTTCTTTGGCTTTGTCGATTTTTGTCTGATACTCGGCTATAGCTTTGATAGCCTCATTATAATTCACTTTGATATCAAGTATCTTTTCTACTTTGTCTGCCATAATTTTAGATGTCTAATTGTAATAATTCAACATTTGCTATTCCTGTATTTTCTGCTGTAACGGATAGAATTGCATAATATTTCCCATATTGGGCCAGATATGCTGGAGTGGTCATATCTAAGTCTCTCAAGTCTTTTTCTGTTATTTCTATTTTTTCTTTAATGATTTTGGGGGTATACACTGCATTTTGAAAGCTTGTGTAGAATCTTTTTATGATATCCGTGAACGACAATTGTGTGAAGGTTCCATTTGATAGACCTCCATTGTTTTCCTCGAGAAGTATTCTTGGTTGAACTTTTTGCAGTTCAGCCTTTCCCTCTCCGTCATATTTGTACAATCGTATGAATGCTGTAATTCCTCTCATGTCGCATCCTGCAAATTTCAACTCTGCCATTTCTCTAGACTTCTCTAATGAGCTGATCAAGCAAGTAATTTCTCCACTGTAGTTGCCTTTTACCGTATCATCGTCTTTGTATTTAAGTATATTTCTTTGTGCAAAGCCATCGATAGTGAATTTCATTTCTTTAGGCTTGTTGGCCATATACGATGCTATTACCCGTCTAGTCCAATTGTACGCTTGTTCTTTTTTCTTTATGATATCATCGACAGACATAAATCTTATAATGTTCGTGCCTTCAATAGGATATGCAAATACGCCTAGCATGGTAGATATTGCTTTAATAAAATCAAGCTGTGTCATATCTGGCAAATTTGGTATAATGGGGTAATGGCCATTCCCGTTAAGAATACTTTCGTCTGGTTGCTTGGGCGATACAAGGTTGTTTTCCATTCTTAGATTTATGATTCCATCTACACCGTTTGATACGTCTGCAATAAATCCGATATTTGTGAATCCAAACCGGATATCTGTACCTTTGTTTACTGAGTCAGACTCTACACCTTCGAACTCAAACGTAATATTGTAAGAGTTTCCTCCATTGCTTATTATATCCGTATATCCTATGTTGAATATTTCATTGTTCTCTCCGTTCTCAATATAATAAGCTATCATGGCTGCATTGCTGGGATAGAAAGAAGTTAAAGTATGTATTGATACTTTGCCTGAAGCATTGAGCTTTATGGAGTTTCCTTTTGTCTTTATTCCACTAATGAATGTGCCTTCGCTTAGCGAGCTTTTATTTACCGTTCCATAATATGATGAATATTCTTTGTTTTCGAAGTAAAGTTCAATAGGCCCGGTTCCTTGGTTAAGGTAATATTTTGCATTCAACCACAGTTCATTCTTTTGAGAGAATTCCAATCCGTCATTTCTTGTCAGCAATGGGATAAACAGCTTGTTCAAGACTGCTTGCTGTTCACTTGGAAAAATGAATATCACATCATTATCAAGTGATATATGTTCTAAAATCCATGTTGCTTTAACTGCCGGATGATAGGGTAAGTCTTTATCGGCTGAACGTATATTGTAATTTACTTTTGGGAAAAAGAAATCTCCATGACTATCATATTGGCTTACGTTCTTTCCGCTATTCCATTCGATGTAATAATCAGGAAATGGATCATTCCCTTGGCTTTCATAATGCCAACGTTCTTTTAAATCTTGCAGTTTTTTTTCTTCATTGGCAATACTTGAAAATTGTGTTGCGTTTCCCCATATTAATGCGGTTTCAAACACATCAGACGTGCCTATCAAGTATATTTTTGCCCCTTTGATAATTTCTACTCCGTTTCTTATGTATCTAGCGTCAAGGTAAAATGAAGCAACGGAATATTGGCAGGATGGCAGGTCTGCGTGAAGAAATGCAGACTGATTCCTCACTGTGTTTGGAAGTTTAATAGTGTAGCTTGTGTTACTTACAATTTTGCCTATATCGGTGAATATATTATTCTTGTATTTTAATGTGATATTGGTGCTGTCGTCCATATCTACTAATTTGTTGTTGGCACCGACATATAATAATTCATTTCTCATAAGCTCTGCACGTTAGTTTCAGGTAATATAATGTTCGCTTCAAAGTCTTGCAGTGATACCCGCTGTTTGACGAAATTTCCCACAGACACATTTACGGCCATCCATCTGGCGTTACCGTTATCATCATAGCCCATGAACATATCAACAACAGGAGATGTGGCCATTTGGTAAAGGAAGTCATAAGTTATGCTGTCTATTAATGGAGCGCATACGGGAAGTGTCGTTTCTTCCATTTTCCTTTGCTTTCGTCCGCTACCTCCATGGTATCCGTTCTTGTAACTGTAATCCTGCATATTGTTTCTGATGAACTCTCCGTCATTGGATACCTGCGAAGTCTCGTCTCCTTGCATGAATAGCCAGTAACACCACATTCCATGGCGGTTGATCCATCTCAAGTATATTCCACAGTCTGAATTGTCAACCTTACAAGTGATCTTTGTGGCCATATTGAGCAGCCCTCGGAAGGTGAAATCAAAGGTGTGGTCAAAAACAGATGCTGCCGTATTACTTCCAGGTAGATAAAATTCCACCTTGTCTGAAGCATCTATTCCAGCAAGAATGATATTCCATGCATTTTGTCCTGATAATGCGATAGGGGAGCTTTCGGAACCATCTATAGTTACTTTTACATTCCCTGATGTTGCAGAGTATAAGCCTACAGAGAATGGGTAGTTTTTGAACCATGTCAGCACTCGGCTTCCATTATACTGCTCTCCAACCTTACTGGCTCCCCACAATATGAATACGTTGAACTGGAAGCTGTTTTCAAGTGTTCCTGATTCGTTATACATATCAAGCTCTATGCTAAACAGACGTCCTAACTTACTATCTTCGGCGTGAGTTGACTTGTAATCGACTTCTCTGTATTCGTCAAAATAGCTCTGCGTATAGAATGATAGGTCAAAGAAGCAGGAACCACCGAACGTCGCTCTGTTCTCTCTGTCTGATGTGGCTGTGGTGGTGTCCGTTACCGTTGCAGTAACAGATTGATAGTTTCCGCCAAGGATATTTATTATCACAGGATTAAAGCAGAATCCTATTTGGTCAGGATATTCAATTGTTGTATTATCTATCGTATGTGTTCTCATTGTCGAAATTCAGATTTATATGTTCAACTTCTGTTTCATATATAGCCGATACCCTGCTAGCTATATTGTCCACGGTATTTTCTAGATCACGGGAATAGATTTCCTCATGTTTCCTGTTTCGGTATAGTTCCGTTCCTTCCTTGGCTATCTTTCTAGCGACAAGGTAGGCGAAGGAATCGGGCTTCTTTACTTGTATACCCTTATCTTCCACCCATTGGCGGATAATCTTGTAAAATCCTTTCGGAACTTTCCCTGGTCCACGTCCGGTTTCTAGTACCGCGAATGCCTGCCTGCCCCACAAAACGCCTCCGTCCTCCGACATTTCTACTTTCAGACTGCCCTTTGTCCTTCCACTGGCTACTTGTCCGGCTGCTTCATGGTTGGCTATAATTCGCTTGCGTAACGCTTCCAGCTCTTCACCTATTATCCTTAGGGTTCCGGCTTTAGTTTCTGCTGCCATATACAATCTCTTTTACGCTCTTGTTGCAAATAACAGTACCCATTATCTCTTCTAACTTAAGTTGGATAACTATTCCGGTTACATTAACATCCAGCTTGTCATAGAAAACAGAATAAGGGATATCTCCTGATATTTCTTTGAACATCCCACTCCTGTTCAATAGCAATATGAATTCCTTGGCTTTATTCTTGCATCCTTCTATCACTGCATCATTTTCTGTGCCATCAAAATCGAACTTGGTTTTATCCATGAATGCCATCATACAGTTGGGGCAGTCTCTTAACTGCTGTCTGCCTAGATTAAAAGTTCCGCTTACAGGAAGGAGATTAAGCACTGCCGGCAATTTAATCTTGTCCAGTCTTATATTGGCTGTTTGCCAGTTGTCAAAAAGGTAACTTACACCCTCCATGGAGTCTACTATCTTTTTAATTTTTTGCTCTACCGTCATTTCTTCTTACTTAATATGTTTCTTAATCTACGTTCGAATCTTACTCTTTTGGCGTCCATGTCAAGACATTTATATACTCTGACCCATGGCACGCTGTCTACTTCTGCATGATCAGTGATACCCATGCGCTGCGCATAGTAATCAATCATGCCGAAAGGTCCAAAATTTAGCAATTCGGATCCTGCTTGCTTCTCTTCGGGTGTGGGTGGTACATTAGTCGACGCGAATAGTTTATTTATTCGTTCAACTTCTTTGGCCACCCATTGTACGAATCCCAGTACATCGGTAGCTGGAAGTTGGGATATATAACGTTTACTCAGCCCCATCAGTACAGTACAGGGAACGAACAAGATATCGTGTTCTGTTTCGATGGATTGCAGTTGCATCAGTTCTCCCATATTTATGTCGTTTAGGGTATCTGGTGTCTTATACTGCCCTAGTTGATAAGGTTTTTTCAGTTCATCCAACTTGGTTCTAATGACCTCGGGTTCGGTGGCAATGCTGCTTATTGTCAAAAATTCTTTTACTGTCATATCTTTCCTATTTTTGCTTTTGGTCGTTTGGGTGTTGGTTTGATGCGGAATATCATTGCCATTATCAGCATATCAAGGTAATCTGTGGAATGACCTAATATTTCTTTCATTTTTTCTTTGCTGATTATTCCTTTCTTCCGTGTGTCTGCATCAATATGTGCTTGTTTGAGAACTGACAATTCTTCAATGATCCGTTCTCGCTGTGCTTCCGTGCATACGATACGAAGCAATCGATTGTTAATCATCTCAGCCAGTTTGAAGGCACACTCTGATTTCAAATTGTCAAATTCAGGATTAATAGGTCGTGCTCCTCCATGAAACTCCTTGATACCGTTCAGATAGCTTTCAAGATAGTTCCCCAATCCGTCGGAGTCCGCAATCATCTTACTACGAGGAATAGAGCATTCTATCATCATCCGCTTCAGGTCTGTTTCAATGGATTTTCCAGTACTGTATTCCTGATCCAGTTTGATAAAACACACATTCCCTTTCCAATGACCGGCGATAAATCTGTCTCGTCCCTTCATTGCAAGGTCTGCAGAACCGGTAGATTCACCTGCAGGAGCAATGAACTCATTCGTGAATAAGTCACAGATAGCGTCGTAGTTACACAGGGCAGTCGGGTCATTATCATACTCCCAATTGCCGAAATATAGGCGTTCCTTTGTTACCCGGTCTTTTGTGTTTCGAAGACTTTCGATGTAGTCTTCTGTTGCCCAAGGATTATCCTGCACCAAAGCTTGGATAAATGCATAAGGAGCTTGTAATTTGTCTTCTTTCCAGGGCTTGTAGAATTCACGGTATAGCCAGTTTTTCTTCGGGTTGCAGGTGATAAGTATCTTTCCGGGTACATGATATACATCGTTCATGTGGCGGCCGATACGGGTTTTCAAGACTTCGAAGGCAAGGTAGTGCACTTCACCAGCTTCCTCTATCCATCCTCCTGTATATTCCTTAGACCCCAATCGTTCATACATCGGATCTTTCACCGGATAATACGTCAAGTCAATATAAACGATTTCACTTCCGTTGTCGAAGGCTATCCCTTCATTTGTTGTCTTGTATGCCGTGAAGCTGTGAGAAGATGCTACCTTATTGAAGGTCACGGTAACGGACTCACGGCTATCCTTCAAATTATTTCGGCCAACAAACCAGCGAGTACCGGGAAGATAGTAGGCACATTGCATCAGCCATTCACAGCCTAGCCATGATTTACCACCACCTCCGGCACCACCATACAATAAAAATTTCGTTTTGCTGTCACGAAGAAAATTGTATGCCAATCGCTGTTTTAAGTTAACCTTTTGCTCCATATCACTTCAATTTGTCAGCTTCGGGAGTATAGGGAAGAAAGTCAAATCCGTTGAAGGGTTTGCCTTGTGTTGTATGATCCACTTCCTGTTTGTCGGACAACCCTAGCTTTCGGGCTATAATGTTTGCATTGAAAGCGCCAACACAGGCTCCTTCAAATTGTTGAGTCTCGATGGTTTCTTCCACCCGCGCGATGACGTGCAAAAAATCTTCATCATTTTTTTTCATGCATTCACTTCTGAAGCTACTCCACCAACGTGATGAAGTACCTAGATAGATACATAATCCGGTGAGAGAGTAGGGGCGCTGTGTAGGTGAAACTTCTTGTTGTGTTTGCTGTTCATTAACAGTTTCTGTTCTTTTACCTTTTTTGCGTCTAACAGGCATGGTACGTTGTATAGCCTTTCTTGTTGTCCATGGGTTTTCATCACACCATTGGAAATATTCGCACGCCGCCTCCCATAACGCTTCAGGCGTGGCGAAGAGTTTATCCCTGCCATGCTTGCTGCGTAACATCCAAAACTGATTTCCTTTAGGTGCTGCCATTGTTTATAGTGTTTTAAAGATTGGTATAATTTCTTTGTCCAAATCCCATTTGCGATTATTGGGAAGAGGAAGTGTGAATTCATATTGCAACGCTTTCAGATAATCACTCTTACTTGCGCTCCTTCCGTTGGTTGATGCTACTTGAAATGACGAACCTCTTAACTCTTTTTCTGGGCTTATCTTCATTCCTTTATCGAATATGTTAAAATCCTTTCCGATGTAAGCTGTGTTTAATCTGACGATGTCAGCTGTGGAATGATAATGCTGGAAGTACCATTCACCAAAACGGAAGTTGGCTGTGAAGTTCTTTGCGTCAAGAAATACGGCTTTAGAACGATGGTCGTGTGTTTCCTTGCGTTCAGATGATTTCTGGGCGAACAGCAGCGGAATGCCAGACCAGAATATCATTCCTCCGGGCTTGCATAATGCTGATAACGAAAGTAAGACATTCTTTTCATCCTCTTCTGAGTTCACAGAGTTCAACACGCTATCGCACACAACCACATCGTACAGCCCGTAGTCCGACAAGGTCTTGCATATGGAAGCACAGTCTTGCCTGATTTCCTTTTCATCAATGATGTCCGCTCCATCTTTGCGGTGGAAGAATTCAATGGCGTCAATGAGATAGCCTTTTTTCTTCAGTATGGTTGCGTAATCCTTTTGTCCGGCACCGAAATCGAGTATGCGCATATCCTTGGTGATGTATGGTATAACCTGCGTTTCATACAACGTTGAATGGCTACGCTTGCTTGGAACCCCGTTCTTTTGCCGTAGCCGTGCCTTTTGGGCAAAAGACTGTATATAGGTCTTTCGTTCCAGATGGGAATACTCGAACACTCCATATTCCTTAGAGAAGTATTTGAGCGCGATTTCTTCTTTCCCTTCTGGAAGGACATATACAAGTAGGTCCATACCTAATAGTTTTACCGTTTTGGCATATACTGTTGAGATGATCACTTTCCCGGTATGGTCACATACGGCATTTGCAAACTGGCCGTAACGGAGAATCATTTTCGTAAGGTCAACAACACGTGAGTTGTTTCCTCCTTTGGAAAGAATGGAGATATCTTTGTTGGATACAGTATAAAATCCTTCTGTTCCTTTAGGAAGACTTACATTGATTTCTGGTTGGATTTCCGACAACTCACATTCCGCATAGTTGTGAAGTTGGTTGAACCTTACTTCATCGGTGGAGTTTACACCGTCAAGAATAAAGGCTGGAACATGGGTATACCCAAGCAGCTTCATTGTCTTTGTACGTTGGTGTCCTGCCATGATACGTTTATCCGATTGACGTATGATGATCGGTTTGATAATGCCTAATTCCTTGATGGATTTTTTTAAATCTTCTTGTGCTTCATTAGTGAGCAGGCGTGGGTTATATTCTGCCGGGTTCAATATTGATATGTCTATGTATTCCATCATAAGCCAAGTAGATTATTAACAAAACCAACCATTACACCGTTCTCATCCAAATATTCAGAAGCCCGTGCTTTCAGTGCTTCCAGTTCGCTTTCACTGACTGGAATCTTATACCCCTCAAATACTAAATATTTGATATGAGCTCCGGCTTCATAGTTTGCGTTCTTGAGTACATTATGACTGTCTTCTATATCTTCTGAAAAATCTGTCGGATCAGGAAAGCTGATGCCTTCCATACCCCAATTAAGCAACTCGTTACAATCCCAGTCAAACAACTTGGTTATGTCCCATTGTCCGTTGTTAACGTTATCACGTATGATTAGCTCACGTTCCCTTTCCTCGGTCAGGTTGGGAATAAGAACGGTCGGTACTTGTTGCATACCTAGCGATATACAGGCATCATACCTTTGGTTTCCGGCTATAATGATCAATTCGCCAGTACGGTCTGACAGGATGATCGGTCGGGCTTCGAAATAATCCGGATTGTTTCGGATTGACTCTTTAAGTTTGTCTAGCTGTTCATCCGAAATAGTTCTTGGATTGTTTTCCAGTTTCTTCAGTTCCTCTAGTTTTCTGTAAATAATTTCCATAATTGCTTTTTTTGCGTTACAGAAACGAAGGTACTTAATAAGGGAGCTAAGGGGAAAAATGAGGAAAACAAAGTACTGACACGGCTTGTCAATACTTTGTTATGTGTGTTATAATTCCTTTGTTGATATCAATGCCGAATTGCTGGTAAGATAAAGAATTACAGGAAAGTATTTCACTGGTAACTTGTAAAGTCTTGCATTCTTCTTTGATGAACGTTAATATGAAAAGTGGGAAAGATAGATAATGCTTTTTGCAGATTTTTGGAACGGAGTAGAAACGTGACTTTACTTGTTTTCGTTTTCATTTCCATTGTAGCTATCCTCTGATAATCACATATCTTCCGGCGGCTATTTCACTTCTATACTCGACAGAATAGCCCTTGTCTATAAATGCTCTTATGACATTATCGTGCGCCAACTCCGAAATTTGGTGTCTGTCTTTAGCGTCACTTCCAGTATTTTTTGCCCAACAATGAGGCCAGTTATTTCCCCATCCTACGCCATAATGAAAGTAAACACATTCACCTTTCTCTTTGATTTCCGAGAGGATGAAAGATGCAAGTGCGTCTTCCTCGGATTTTCTTCTATTTGATTTTGGTATTTCTATTGTCAACATACTGATTTATTTTTAGCGTCCAACCATTTGTCCCGTCTTTCTCTACACGCCTCTAAGGTAGGCGCACAACAAGCAAAGAATTCACCACTTTCAGTACGGTAGTCGTACTGGTACATTCTCACTCTTTTACCTCTCAACCTGGTGTTGTAGGTGGTGTAATTTTCTTTACCGGGTTGACATACGCTGCAACCGTTTACATTTATTGAGTTCATAATTCAAGTAATTGTTTCGTTTTATCCACGTCTACAAAATTCGTCCACCCTGCTTTATGCAGTTTTATAGCTGCCTCTCTGATTGTGATTTTACCACTCTTGACACTTTCTTTCAAAGATTCTAATACATTCTTCATTCTTAATTCATTTTCACATTCAATCTTTCTTCACTCGTATAAGCCACTACAAGCCCAGTTTCATCATGCTGTATGGTGATGTACTTTTCACCCCTCTCTATAGTAGAAAAGTCGTATGGTGTACATAGCTTACCCAATACCTTGCCCAATTGCTTCATCAGTGGAACTTCAGGGCTGATAACTAAAACTAGATCTGCTTTCATAATCGTGTATATTGTGGCAGCTCGAAAGCTACCGGATTAGAACTCAACCAATATCAATCTTTCTAAAGAACCTGATGCTTTCACCCACATATGATTATGTCCGAAACCATAATCGAAAAACAGTTTAAAATAAGGGTATCTTACTATTAAAGAGTTCATACAGCCTCTTAACTCGTCTTCTGACATACAAGAAGTTATTTCATTGATTATTTGAACGAAAAGGTGTAAAACTTCTGGTTCATTATTCAATAACGGTTTTTCTATAACTGCTTTTAAAAATATATTTTCTTTCATATTCTTCTATATTGCGCAGGGCTTTCGCCCTGCTGGTTAAACTTATAATATTGTAATCTCTTTATTGCCTATCTCTGTATCTACATTCAGAACCTCGTACTTTTGAGCCTTGTAGTTATAAACGACTTCACAAGTATTGAAACCTCTACCATCTTCTCTTTGGTCATAAACAGTATTTATATGCTGATACATTTTATTGCCTAACATGAAGTTTATTTTACCTGATGTACAGAAGTAAAATGCTACTGCATACTTCAATGTTTTCTTTTCATCAACCTTCTTTGTTGCCATATCTTATATATTTTAATTGTTATTCAAACTATGTTTTTATTATTATGATGCAAATATCAAATTTTATTTTGAATAAAACAAATTTTGATAGAAAAATTTTCAAATTATTTTTTGATACTATTCTTTATATATTCTATGTATAATTTGAAAACTATTCCTATCTTTGCATCAAATTATAATTTGAATATCATGCTAAGAGTACAAGAAATCTGCAAACAGCAGGGCATTACCATGCAAGACCTTGCTAAAAGAATGGGAGTGACATATCAGGCCTTGTATGCCGCAGTGTCCGGCAACCCTACCATTGGGAAGTTAGGAGAAATTGCAAAGGCATTAGGTGTAGGAATAACTGACTTGCTGAATGAAGATAAGGAAGAAAACACTGTTGTTTGTCCTCATTGTGGAAAAAAAATTAAATTAGAGAAAGGAGAATAATATGGACTATTTAATAATTGGAATACTGTTCTTCATAGGGAACATTGTTTGGAGTGTTATCTTATTGTGTTTTCAGTCTTACGCCAAAAAGAAAGGAGAAGATTTGGCAACAAAAGAAGATATTGCAGGGATTACTAAAGAAATCGAGTCTGTAAAAGATAGCTATAATAAATCATTGGAAGAACACAAAATTGAACTTCAAAAAGAATTTGAATCATATAAGTATATCAATGAATTGTGTAACAGCATAGATAAGGAATTATTAAGAAAGCTTGTTACTTGCAAAAGGGAAATGGAAAATGATTTTAGAATACATCGAGACAACGGTGATTATGGTTCTTGCGAATCATCAATCCAATCATTATATGATTACTTAAAAAATTATGATGTAAGATATAAGCACAATGAAAACGTAAAACTAATTTTTGAACATTATGAAATAATTGAAGGACTACATGAAAATTATGAGGAAGGATGTGGTCCGTTTGATACACAACAGTACATAAAGGAGCTTGGCAGAATCCATAGTTATGTTAATGGACTGATAGCTATTTTCTTACCAAAATTTTCAATAAAGCCGGAGCACTAAACCCCGGCTCATTAATTGATTAGCCCTTTGAATTTTAACCGATTTACGATTTCGATGTAAAGATACTCTATATCCCCACTAAAATCCCCATAATTCTGATAGAGAAACACGACATCAGCGCAGTTGTCGGAAATTGTACTCTTGGACTGAACCCCAAGTACCCTTGACATCTCTTCGCGTAACCCAGCTGTCATTTTCCCACCGGCAAGCGAACTTGGAGAAAACAGGTACAGGATAATGAAGATGAACTTCTTCCGCTGGGTAACACTATCAATACAAGGGGGAAGACTTCTGCTATTCAATAGCTCAACGAAGATTTTATAGATATCCCTAATAAGGCTTTTATCTCTCAAAATCGGTGAAGCTAAGGTATTTTCTTCCTCTGAAAGTTCTGATTTCTCAATTCTAATCTTTTTAAGGCGAATTATTTTGTTAAAATCCAGTTCCATAACACGATTATTTTAAAGGTAAATAGTATATTTGCATCATAATCGTGTAAGGAAGAGCTGATTCATGGTCGTGCGTGGGTTGGCTCTTTTTCATTCTTCCCCATTCGTGCTGACGAATGGTTTCTTTTCCAAATCATAGCAGGTGATATATACCCGTTTCCCATTGACATCACATAGAGCAAGGGCATATCCTTTCTCCAGTATTTTAACTGGCTGATTGTCGCAATAGACAATACTTCCAACCGGAACTCTTATAAAATGACGTACTATCATTTGATTATCTTTAGTTTGTTATACCAGTGTGAAGAGAAAGGGAACCACCCGATTAGGAATGATTCCCCGAAAATGGTTACTTTATATAGTTTGCTCATGAATTTTTCTTCTTAAGTATTTCAACACATTCTTTTATCCCATCATCGAAACCTTGTTTATAGCCTTTAGTATATTCCCCTATAGTGTATACCGCCATTGACAGAAAAAATAGAAGGATACCTACAGGCTTATACCAACCGGGAAGCGAGATGGAAAACGGTTTAAATGTAATTGTTAGATCTCCAACCCCTAATAGACCTATTATGAGGATGGCTGTAAATAAGATTGTTTTCATTATTTGTCTCCTTTCAACAAATCTGGGTTATCGTAAATATTACCGCAAACCTCTATCTCTCTATCAGGATTATTCCACCATCCGGGTATTACTTGTTGCCAGTATCCAGTTTCTAAATTATTATCTAAGTCGGATATTCTTGCAATACAAAAACAAGCATATTCATCTATGAACTTTACCAACCTCGGATACTTGCCATTAACATTAATAATGTCGCCTTCATAGATTTCTTTCCCGTTCTTATCGCACAAGCCGGTAAACTGCCCAACGGTTTCGGGATGAACTTCATACATACTGATACTTTTCCCTATTTCTATATCATTTAAATTCGGGATGATAGCATATCTATCCTCTTCAATCTTAACAAGAGAGCCATATAGCCATTCTTCACCGTATATGCTCTTACCTCTGAATTTTATTTCACGCTTCATAATCAATACCTTTTCCCATGTTTGTTTTCTCTCAATTCGTTATACCTCATTTTCTGATTGATATGCCAAAGCAAATCTATTCCTGTATAATTTGCAAATCCAATTATCCCTAACAGCATACTTTTTACTTGTTTCTCAAACGAATACCCGTATTCATATTCATACCGTACAGGAATTGTAGATATGGCGTATATACTTTCCGTGAATGTTTCCCCGTTGCAGCTTTCCGTTGCCTCGTATATCATTTCCTCTGTAAAATCATTAATGTCTATCTTACGAAGCCCACACAAGTCAAACAGGCGTATGCATGCATCAGCAAGCTCGTCCCCCACACAGTCTTTGATATATTTTTCAAAACTATACTTGAAATCGGCATTGTAATGCGGCTCTTCATTCTCATAGGAAGACTTGAAAGATTCTCTGTCGGCACGTTTCCCTTTCCGATCCGCTTCTACCGCTTCCATAAGCTCGGAAATGACAAGGCAAAGGCAGTGTTCGTTACTCAGTTCTTTATTGTGAAAACCGTGCGTTACTGCGTTACGGTAGGCTTTATCTCTTAATTCGTTTAAGCTCATGATATTTTGGTATTAATTGGTTGGTAATAAAATACCCGATAACCGCCACAAAGCAGTTTCCGGGTATTCACAAAGCACAGACAAGGATCGTCAGTAGAAATTTTATGTAGGTTAGTTATAATCGATGTCTCTATCTAACAAACGATATAAGAATAATTTTAAGACTTGAAGAACTCTTAATCTTGATTGCATATTGAATATACCTAGTCTTATTTTATTGCGTATGGATACCTTAAATCATGAATATCGACAATATCCTTACACAAACTATCCAAAGAAGGCATTATAAATGATCTTGTGATTCCTATTTTTTCAAGTTTACTCAATATGTTTTGTTTATATTGTACAGGGATTATATATTTTGCATAGATGAATTCGAATTTTTCCTTCCAAGGTTCTGGATAAAGTACAAATATGCCATTCTGATTTTTATACCTAACATCTGTCATATTAGGAACTAATAACGTTATTGCAGGAAATGAAAATATGTCATCTTTATCTTCATTAAAAACCTTTCTTGAGAATTGATAACTTTGATAAACAATTCCATCTTTATCAAAATTAGAGCAACATGCAAAATATAATGCAATTAAAGGATTATAAGTCCAATCAAGAAGTCTCGTTGGAAGTCCATAGTGTTGTGCTAGAAATAGGAATTCCTTATCATTTTTAGGGCGTGCATCCGTAAACATTGAATATTTTCTTTTAAAATCTTCAAATACCTCCTTCTCATATTGCTTCAACACGTCCTCCTGTCCTTCCTTGAACCTCCGACCTATTGAAGGTATCAATTTATATTCAGAAGAAGATTGGCCTCTGAAAAAATCCATTTCAGGGAGGCCATATTGTAAAGACATAAAACTTTCCAAGGTTTGTACAGTAAATACTTTCATCACTTTTTTATTAAGGTTATGATATCACTTAAATTCTACATTCGAATTGTGTATTCACTGCAAATATACGATTTTAATTTACAGAAACTCAATAAAGTTTTTCTGCTATTAAAAAAATCAAAGGGTAAACACTAATTTTGATAGAATTAACTTTTAATATCCTCTCACTTGATATTAAGCTCGCCCACGGCTTTTTTATAGTTATTGCTTTCATTTTGTTCCGTTTTGAATTTCTTGTTTATTTCTTTTTCTGCTGCTTTGGCTCCTTTCTTGAATCCCTCCACAAAGCTGTCAAAACAAGCTCTATGGATTTCTAAAGTACATCTTCGCATAAGTGGACAAATCGAACATTTTTGGCTAAGTCCGGCTGACTTCTTGGCTATTTTCGTTACGTTTTTCATTGGATTTTTAAATTAATTATTACGATTTCTTTCCGCTGCGACTTCACTCATACACATCTTGTACCAGGAGGTGAGACATTGGTATTCCTTATCCCCATATCTGACAGTCCTGTTATAGAACCGGTGGAGCGGAAGGGAACGTCCGCAATGCGGACAAACCTTTCTTCCGGCTTCCGTACCGGCAACCGTCTTGGCTTTACGGTGTACAAGCGTACATCCCCTGCATTCATCCAGTCTGCCTTTGTATTTCCGGCATTTGTGCAGGGAGATGCGCCCGCATGGAGCGAATTTCTCGCAGTCGAATCTGGGTTCTGTATGATAGATGTTCATACGGCACTGTCCATCAAATCAAACAATGTGGGTGCGCTAACTTCCATCTCCGCCTCATACAGATATGAAAGACTGTCTTTCCAATAGTCATAATTTAGTTCAGTAGATAATCCCTTACGTTTCAGTCTGATGGCACAATAAGGTACTGTGCCGATACCTCCGAAGGGGTCAAACACCAACTCACCCTTGTTTGAATACCGTTCAATCAGTCTTTCAACGATATCGAGCTGTAAAGGGCAGATGTGGTTCTGCCGTTTCTTCTGTGACTGCTTGGTATTGAGCGTGCGCATACGGGTGACATCATCCCATATCCAATCTTTCTTGCTTACAGGGTCAACGGCCATAAATGTTTTAGGCAGCTTTCCGTATATTTCCAATTCTTCAGCGAATGATACATGTTCCTCGTAGTTATATATATGTTCACGTTCGTAGTTCCTGAACAGATGGCGTATCTTATCTATTCCGGCTCCTTTCATGTCCTCATAGCTCAATAGAGAGTTACCAGAAGATTTCCAACTTGCATGGGCATCTATCTGCCAACGGGCAAGCGAGTATTCACTCTTATTCTTTGTCACCGGCAAATCAGCATAGGCTCGTGAGGTATCAGAAGGCAACTTTCGGAAGAGAAGAACATATTCCGGGCAACCGATACCCATCTTTGAACCGTCCTTGCACATCTCTGTATATCCAAGCCGATAAGTCTGGTTGTTCTCCCTTACTACATCCGTATCCACTGTAATACGCCCCATGTAGCGGAATCCGTGCTTCAGATAATGGAACACTGTCATTTCGCTGAACGGGTCGATGGTGGGCATACCGTCACCCGTAGCGTTGCCGAACAGTACACGGTCCTTTACATGGATGCAGGCCAACCGGCCGGGCTTTAAAATACGCATAAGCTCCGGGGTGAGATAGTCCATCTGCTCAAAGAACTTGCCGTTGTTTTCATTATGCCCGAAATCATTATAGGTAGGCGTATATTCGTAGTGGTTGGAGAACGGGATACTGGTTACAATCAGGTCTACCGAATTATCTTCCATCTTCTGACATTCAAGTACATTGTCATTATTGATAGCTTTCCACAGTTTGCCGGACTTCTCTTCCCGACTGGCGAACATCCAGCGCATCATCTTTTCCTCTGCCTGTAAACCGAACAAACCGTTCTCACGAACTATATCGGTCATTTTGGCTACCATCTGGCGGTGTTGCGCCCACTTCTGCATGAAGCTCTTGTATATCTCTCCCTCACTTTCCGCATAGACCAGATAGAGGTCAACCGGATGCTGCTGCATAAACCGGTAGATACGGGCTATTGCCTGAAACTTGTCATTGAAACGGTAGTCAATAAACATGATTGCCTTGTGGCAGTGGTACTGGAAGTTCAAACCCTCACCAAGCATTTCAGGTTTGGCGGCCAGATATTTCAGACGGCCGTCTTTGAAATCCGCTATCACTCTGTCGGCTTCCTCATCATCTTGCGAGCCATACACAGCCTTACATCCGGGAATTGCCTTGCAGAGTGCCTCACGTTCAGCCTCCAAGTCATGCCATAAAAGGAAATGGTCGTCTTTGTTTTCCGGGCGATTGATAATCTCTACCACACGGGCAATCTTTTCCTGCATGTTGTCCCGACGTTCCTTAGCTGCATCAGCAAGGCCTAGAGCAGCCTCACGGAACATTTTCACCTGTCCGTCACGGTCGGCTCCGGCAGTGGAATTATCCACACTCACGACTTCTTCATGTACCCGTAACTCTGGTAACTCATATCCTGTATCGGGATAACCTAAATCAGACGGTTGGGTGAGGAACAACGCCCATGTACTTACCCATAACCAGAATTCCTTCTCCTTGTGGGGATAGAGGGTAAGATTGTTCGCCTTCGTGCTGTCACGCTGGAAGAACCTTGTAAGTGCCTGCCCGGTATCCATCACTCCAAGGTAGCCGGCATAGTGTATCAGCTCCTTGTATCTGTTGGGTGATGGCGTGGCTGTTGCGACAAACCTGTACGAAACTTCTGCAAACAGAGGAAGAAACTCCTGATAGGTCTTGGTCCCGAATCCACGTAACACGCTCGCTTCATCCAATGAGGTAACGGTAAAGTAGGAAGGTTCTATTCTTACTCCGTCCTCGCCGTCACGGACACGTTCATAGTTTGTCACCATGATATCGGTCGGACATTGCTTCACCTCCTGCATAGTACGTACATAGGTCACTTTCATGCCCAGATGCTTTTCGGCCTGTGTCAGGAACTCCACTACTACACGCTTGGGGCAAACTATCAACCCTTTGCCTCCTGTGCGGTTCAGGATTACCCGCAGTATCTCCAACTGGGTTACGGTTTTCTGCATACCAAAGCTGGAGAATATCGCACGGCATCCACCGGATATTGCCCAACGAACTGTATCCTTGACATGGGGATATAACGACGGGGTAAGTTCATCAGCCTTAACTTCAAATCCTGTCTGATGGCTGATGGCCATCTTGTCTTTCAAAAATTCTATATAATCTTTCATTATGCTATTCTTTTTTTGATTAAACTCATGTTCTTTTCCACAAGCCTTATAATGCGGTCATGATACTCTGATGTTCCGTTGCATACGGCTCTTGACTGTACTATCTGAAAAGATTTAAGATTCACTTCGATGGTTCCCACATGTTTTTCTCCGGCTATGGCTGTCATGATCAGGCATTCACTGCGTCTGTAATACCTGTTGGCGTATACACAATGGTGCATGGCTTTGCCCTCCTTGTAGAACTGGGTTACGCTTTCAAGCGGACGGATGATTATGCCGTCGCCTTTGATTTCCATGCCGAAGAATCTTTCCATCCGGTTGTAGAATGATGCTATATCCTCCTTGAGCTGCTTTTCTTTTTGGATAGCCTTTATTCTGTCCCTTTCCCTTCTTTGCCTTGCCTCAATTTCATTTTTCTTTCTTAGTAATCTGTCGTGCTCGGCTTTTAAATTTTTGGGACATACGTATTTGGCGTTATGCAGAACCTTGTGGAAATAGGACAGCAGGCTTATATAGTCATTCCACATGCTTGCATCTCTGATTATATAACGGTTGCGGTTGCAGATGTTGAAGGACGGTTTATATCGGAGCTGGTAATAGCCCGTTTTGTACATGTGCTTTAACATATCCGTCTGTCCGGTCTTGATACATAATTCCGCATCATTGCCACCTTTCAGAAGGTCTCGTACAAGTTTTGAGGGGGGTACATCGGGGAAACGTTTCCCGATTCCCCGCTTTCTCAATTCCGGGATCAGTTTCTTTCTTGGATATATCCATCCCCATATCGCATATAGGTCTCCACGATAATTCCAGCTGTAACTGCCGTATTCACCCTTTATGCTCAGTGGTTCCGAATATATCCATCCGCTGCTTCCCATATTCATCGGTTTTGCCATGATGGTGCGTTTCCCCTCGACGGTGATCCATTCCTGAACCACTTCAAAGAAAGTATAGTGAATATAATCCTGTCTGCTGTTCAAATCAAAATTCCTTTTTCTGACGTACTTGCAGCATAGTATATGTCTTATGATCTGGAACTCTCCGGCGGTCTGTAAGATGGACATGTACTTTTTTTCCTCGACTTTTCGTTTCCGGCTGACCTTTACGTCCAGTTTGTGGTGGCAGTACGGGCATTCGGTTGTATCACCGAGCAGGGTGGCTCCCAGCTCGCTATTGCTTGTGTCTATCCATGTTCCGCCGCACTCGGAACACCATAGCTCATCCTTGCACCTATATGCTTCGTGGGTGAATATATGTTCTTTCGCCCATTCTTTTTGTACTTCGGTAACGGTGGACAGTTTGCTGCTTAGTCCGGTTACACGTTTCTCAAGTTTCGTTCTCGGTTTCATGATTAGAACAGGCTCATTTGTTGGACATTATCATCCGCTTTCTTTCGGACGTTTTTCTTCCTGAGTGTCTGGTATTGTTCTTCCGCCAGCTGTGCGATTGCTTTGTCACGTGCCGCTTTCTTATCTTCTTCGGTGAGTTCCACAGGTTTGGCGGAGGATGATACGGACGTTTTCTCTCCGGCAGGCAGCCGGTTTATTTTGATATCGTCCTCATCATAGTAGTGCACTGCCATCCCGTAGACCTCCTCGTCTGAAATCGCTACGGCGTTACCACGCTTCCTGGCTTCACCTATGATATAACTACAGCATTCATCAATGCTTTTCTTCTCATTCGCATATTTGGGGGCGAACAGTGAATCTTCTTCCGCCCGTTTGTCCAGATAGGCTTTGATTGCCTGTTTGAAACTTTCATTACTTGCCATGGTTACTTAATTTTGAAGTGGTTGATAATATTTATTTGTGATTGATTCTGATGTTATACTCGCATAAGAATTTTCCTATATCGTCGCTTGCTATATTGGGAGGTGGTGCATTATCTCCGTATATAGCCCGTATTGCATCCTCATTTCCCCCGTATGCCTTCCAATAGGTGTAGGCAGTATGGTTGTTGGGAACGTTAGGAAAAAGTTCTGTGAAGGCGCTGAAATCGTTTTTAGCTTTTTTTTTGAGCTCCTGAATGTTTTTTACTCCCTCAATCATGGCGCACGCTGCATCTTCTATCCGGGTGAAACCTTTTTGGGATTGTTTCATGGCGGTTTCATTGGACAGTTTGACGTGCTCGTCTCTTCTATCCCTGCAAAAGTCCGATAGGGCTACTATAATGGACTGGTTGTTTATCCTGTTTCCCCAGACGAACTGTCCACGGCTCCCGTTTTTAAGCTGTGTGAAGAATATGCAAAGCTCGGCCAGATTGAGAAAATAATAGCTGGCCAATATGCTTAGCGCCGTTTCGGCAAGTTGTTGAGGTGCGATATCAATGCCTGCGTATCGGAGGATTGATTGCAGGTGCTCTGTGATAATCCTGACTGATGTGGCGTTGCCGAAGACAACATTGATGTCCGCAAGGGTGGGAATACCCTCAATCCTGATTGCTTGTGCTAGTGTCAGGTTACAATTCAGCTGGGCTTGCGTGCCGGACCAGTTGTCAACCAATTGGGAGGCTGTTGATCCATTTCTCAAGGTCTGCTGGAGCGGTGTCAGTGTCTCCGGCTTTTTCCTGGATTGAGGTATCTGTCCTGGGGACATTATCACAGTGATCTGTTTTTGAAGTCTTGTTTCCATTTTGAAGTCTTTTTTCGATTATCCAAAGGTTAGCCCGGCTGTCCCATCGTTCAATTTTAGCCCCGTTGGTGTTTTTCCAGCTTAGCGCATCGAAGTGGTAGAAGAATATCTCCGCCTGCTGTTCCCAGTCCGGGAGCTTGTCACGGAAGTAATCTTTCACCTGTTCCAGGGTAGGGGCTATAAATTCGTTTTTTGGTTTTGAAGGCTTCTTTTTAGGTTTTTCCTGCTCGGGCTTAAATAACTCGCTAGAGTTATTATTATCTTTACTCTTAAGTCTTATATTAATGTTAGCCTTTTTACTTAAAGGTTTACTTAAGTCATTACTTAAGAGTTTACTTAAGGGTTTACTTAAATCATTTAAGTAATAAACGGGCGATTTCGCATTTTTCTTACCTGACTCAAACTGTAGTAAACCTTTTTGCTGTAATCTGTTCCTGACTTCAATTACGGTTGGTTCTGATATACCGGTTGCGAGGACGATTCGTCTGTTGGGACACTCAAACGGATTCTCCCAACCCCGACTATTGCACTCGTTCAAAAGGAAGAAGTACAAATAAACTTCGTTCGAGGAAAATGCTACACTTTGATGTGTCTTCCAAAATTGGTTTACGTAATCTATATAAGTCATTGTAGGTAAGAATTTACTTCGTTTATGAACTCCTGTAGTGAATGGCAGATAACATACTTGTTTTGGTATCTCTCTGCTTCTGTCTGCCACGTTCGTTGGTGCTCGCTCTGTGTACCCTTCGGTGTCTTCATCTCTATACAGAGGGAAGCCCATCCCTTTTTGGGTATGAGCAAAATCAAGTCTGCTACACCTCTCACAGCTCCTTCATACTTCATCCGTGCTCCTGTCTTGGCATCACGTTTGCCACCGTTGGGCACTGCAAAAAGCATACGAGCCAGTTTGGGATATTGTAACCGGAACCATACCAAACAATCATGTTGTATTTGGCTTTCTGATAATGGTGTTGTCTGTTTCCTCATATTCTTCAGTTGAATAGGTTCATTGCCATATCTACCACATTCTCCTTAACCACATCATCCGTCCCTGTCACTCCGTTGGCTATTCCTTTTTTGGTCTGAATGACATCATACATATATTTGTCGATAGTATCCTTTCCAAGATAGTAGTAACAGTTTACGTTGTTCTTCTGTCCGTTCCGATGCGCTCGGTCTTCTGCCTGCTCACAATCGGAGAAAGTCCATGGGAACTCGATAAACGCCACACGGCTGGAAGCTGTCAATGTAAGACCTGTACCTCCTGATTTGTAGTTAAGGATGATCAGCTTGCAAGAAGGGTCGTTTTGGAAGCGGTCTACCGCTGTCTGTTTTTGAGTAGCATTGTCTTCGCCTGTAACGGTGACAGCTTCAGGGAATATCTTCTTTAATTCCTGTACTACTTCTTTCAGGTAAGCAAAGACTATCAGTTTCTCACCTCCGTCAATCACGTCATGGATGAATTCGGAAAAGACTTTGATTTTTCCCCTGGCTGATATGGCTTTCAATATTCCCATTTTCACCATTACTTCGCCTCTTAATGCCTTGGCCACCTTTTCATCGTCCGCATTCTTGTAAGTCCGGAGATACTGTATCAGGTCGGCTTCCGCTTTGTCGTATTCTTTGCGATTGGATATGTCCACCTCTATATATTGGCGTGACTTGTCCGGCAACTGAGTGAGTACCTTGGCCTTTTCGCGCCGGAAGAAGCAGGTCGATGATAACCTCCAGTTCAGTTCTTTCACATTGCTTGACTGTTTAGGTCCATCGCAGAACCTCTCTACGAAATACTTGTATCCTCCGAAATCCTCTAATCGTCCCATTATCTTGAGTTGTTGTATAAGGTCTGTATTGTTGTTCACTACTGGGGTTCCCGTCAGTTCCAAGATATATTCTTTGCCTTTACATATTCCTTCTACGAACTTGGATTGCTGGGTCTTGGTGGATTTGCACTTGTGTGATTCGTCAATGACTACGGATTTGAATAACGATATTCGTGGATCAAACTCAATGGATTTCATGGTAAACCGTGCATCCTCCTTTACTTTAAGTACAAAAAACTTTTTCAGTGATTCATAATTTGTTATGAATATGTTGCAGCATTTAGTCTCAAAGAAACGGTGCCAACTGGCTTTATTGCGATCATCCAGAATCATGGCATTTTTTCCGGCAAATTTCTTAAATTCACGTTGCCAGTTTATTTTCAATGCGGCCGGACAAATGACAAGGCACGGATACGCTTTTGCTATCGTAACCGTGCCTATTGCCTGTAATGTCTTTCCCAGTCCCGGTTGGTCCCCGAATATGCACCGCTTGTGCTGTAGCGCATAAGCGATGCCTTCTTTCTGATATTCGTACGGTTCCAACAGCAATCCGTGTGGAACCGTAAGTTTTGGAAGGTCGGGAATAGTATAGTCATTATACTCTCTTGTTGTCACTTTGTGCTGTACCCGGCTGCATATCCTTGTCTGTACCGCCCAATCTGCCATCATCCTCACGTATTCCTTATCTTGTAGAGATACCTTCCAAGCTTTTTCGTCAGCGATATAGGCTGCCCGGATATTCTGTTTTACACTTGGAATCCGTTTGACTAGCTCCACTAATCTTGGATGGTATGGGAAGGCTAGTTTGAAGCAGTTGGGGGTAGTAGTTACGCAAAATGGGGACGGCGGTATCATGATGCAAGTTGTTTGACTTTACGTGGTTTACGTGATTTAATTTTCTTTCCGTTCATTATTATGTCAACCCCTGCATCATTCATAGCCTGCTGGAATTCCGCAACCTCTTGATTGAAGTCTGTACCGGCTTCTGGAATGGCGTCCGGTTGTACGTCTGCGTTCGCCGTGTCTTCCTCAAACGGAAGTTCCTGTTGTACAATTCGCCATTTTTTGTTGAACAGATACTCTTTGACTTCGAACTCACAGGATTGGATTTCCTGCTCCAGCTCGAAGGCATTGATATACGATTCATTCTCATTATTGAACATGGTGAACGGAGCGCATAGGTTCAGAACTTTTCCTGTTTTGAGAAAACGTTTGGCTACCAGAGTAACCCCTTCATTATCTCCATCTCCGCCAATGGAATACCCTGTAACGTCAAGCACCTGTCCTATGATATCAGGCACTTCATCTACTGATTCTATACCGTCCACTTCTTTCTGTTCTGTAAGCAAAGCGGCGTGGGGATTCAGCTTGCTGAACGCATTGATAAGGTCTGATGTTACCAGATTCTTGCCTTCTACGGTGGTTGTACCATTCTCATCCTTGTAGGTGGCCACCAAGGTACTGTCCTTGGTGATTTTAGCTTTTATGATCTTCATTATCTTCTATATTTATATTCGTTGACAAATTCGTTATAATAACGGTCTTCCGGAAGGGGAAGTGTTATTCCCAGTTCCGTGGCTGCATCTGCTTTGACCTTATTCAAAAAGTCCGTCATTTGCAGTGTGTTCAGTTTCGATGTGCTTCCGGCTATGACCGTTTCTTTTCCTTTGATAATGGTTGTCCTTCGTAGATATAGGTTGCAGTAATAATCGTGTACGTCCTGTTTGTCCGTTCCTGTTTCCTGTTCGATACAGGTAAACCAAAGCCACATTAGGGCGTTTTGACTTAATGTGCGCGGCTCTGTGTAACGTTCGATAATTAACCTGTAACGACCGTTACGGAGCTGCGAGCACATGAAATCAAAGGACTTGTTCAGTGTTACCACACCTTTTTCTTTTATAAGGATAGCTTCTTGTGCCATTATTCCAGTCCGAAAATCTTCTTGTCCGTGATAGATTCTCTATTAGCTTCCAAAAACTCTATGAAATGTTCTACGTGTGCCGTGAGCAGTTTCACTGTCTGTTCGTGATTGTAAGTATAATATTCCGGATATTGCGTACCACTGATAAGCGGTGTGCGGCTGGTACCGCCTTTCAGCGCATAAGCCGTAAACTCAAATGCCTTTATGCTTTCCATCTGACCGGAGGCAATTAGGCAATAAGGGTAAACATGGCGCTGCCACCCGTGGGCGTATTTGCCGAACTCGTATTTAGATGTGGATTTTATGTCATAAACAACATCCTTTCGGAGTTCGTCGATAAATCCGTATAACTCCACATTTCCGTACTGGGTAGGAAGAATGGCGGATACATAGACCTGACTTAATGAGCCTTTGAAATACTCTGCCTGTTCTATACACCATTGTCTGTCAAAAAGGAAATGCCGTGCAGGTGCGATATCCGTTGCTGGAAAATCTACTTGTATGGTATTGGTTTCCTTATCGCCAATGATGGAGTAGGGGGAACGCTCTGTCGGCACGTGATTTTCGCAATGGACATAGCAGTCAATGATAGCATTGAAGGCTGTTCCCTTGTCGGCTGCTTCACTCTCAAACGGTACACGGTTGATAGCATCCAGAAGGTCTTGCTTCAGGCTCTCTTCGATTTCTTCCGGAGAGCGTTTATACTCTCCGGTTTCATTATCAATGTTCCAGAAGTTTTCCACTTCTTCATCAGCTCTCAGATACTTGTCGAATTTGTCAAGTAATGAGGGATAGATTCTATAACTAGGCTGCTTCATATATTTTTTTGACTTTGTCGAATTTCAATCCTAATTCCTTGCATCTTTTATTCAGTAGCATACCTGCTTGTAATTTGCTGTCGAAGATATGCTGCAGGCTCTCCAGTGATTGTTTCACTTCGTTGGCCGTGTCCGCATCCGCTACCATGGCTATCTGTCCCTTGATAACTTCCATAAGACCTTCATATTCGGAGGACAGTTCTGCCTGTTTTTCCTGATAGGTCTGATAAGTGTTTACAATCTTTGTCATAAAGTCGTTCGGTCCGGTGATTGTACCTTCTGCATTAATGATAACTGGTATCTTTATGCGTGCCGGAAGATTGCAGGTATTCTTACCGTAGAATTTCTCGCACGGATCAAAAGAGATGGTTCTGTCCTTACCTATGGCTTCCATATAACCTACAAGATCAAGTTCTTTAATCAGGTCACCGGCAGAAGAACCTCCGATTTCCGGGCGTATCTGTTTGTCTTCTCCGTTCTTTTCCTCGCGTTCATGGGCTACGAATATTACTGATTTACCCATTAGTGTGACTTGGTTTACGAAGTTGATGAACATATTTTTTCGTACTCCATATCCTTGCAGGGACAGTGTGCCATCCGCTTTCTTCATTTTGGGATTGTTTTTCATTATATATTTATCCATGAAGGATAACATTTTTCCTGCCGTATCAATAACGATGGTCTTGTATTCGGCAATTTCTCCGCTCGTAAGAACTTCATCCACCTCTTCCCATTTGGAAATTTGTACGGTGTCTACACGGTGGGCTGCATTCACACGGTGAACGCCACCGTCAAAGTCCAGGAGTAGTGGCTGGGGAGAGCTTAACGCCAGTGTGGTCTTTCCCATACCAGGTTGTCCGTAGATTAATGCCGACAGGGCATTCTTAACTGTCAGTTCGTTAGGTTTTTTGATAAGTCCCATAATCAATAATTTTTAGTGGTTAATAAATGAGTTAAAAAAAATAGTTCCCGGATAGTCGGCCAGGACACACCGGGATAAATAAGGATATAGAATATAACATATAAAGAGGGCTCTCACCTCACGCTGTCCTTTCCAGCGGCTTTGGGTTAAATTATTATCTAACAAATTGCTCTCTGCTTCACTGCCTTGAAGTCTCTAACATGGCTACGTTTATAAGGGTGTACGGCTCCCTCTCTTTGGGGTGGGTAATACAGGATTCGAACCTGTATCTGTATTCTTCCTGAAAACAATCACAAACCGTCTGAACGTAAAGAAAAAAGTGAATACCGCTTTTCCATTAAGCTAATTACCCGTGTGGCTTATGCCACTTTCTTTTTTAATTTTCTAGGCTTCCTTGGCATTTTGACCTGTGCATAACGCAGGACATCACTGGCATTGCAGAACCATTTCCCGTTTTGTGCGCATGTAGGCTTGTCGGAACGTATTTTGTTTTCTTCGATCAGTCTGATAAGCCTTCCTATGCCTCCAACTATTTTGGCCGCCTCTCTTTTACCGAATGTATGAGTGTCCATGATGGCTAGGATGTCTGCTAGCCGTGCTTCTGCCGTTCCATCAAATAAGATGGATGTCCGTAGTTGGTTGTTAACTGTATAGTTCATAATCTGAATCTGTTTTTGTTCGTCTTGTTCTTGATACTTGGGTGGTTCTTGTCTTTGCTCTGCTCCTGCATTGTCTCATGTCGGGATGAAAATCCAATGCGGCAATGACAAGGAACAGGATGGAGAAGAATAGCTCAAGCCCGTGTTTACGTATCTCTTTTATATCGAAGTTGATCTTCATGCGCTCACAGAACATGTATAATACAAGCTCGGTATCTTTGGAAATACCCAGCTTTTTGTATATATCCCGCTTCTGTGCTTTGATGGTCCATTCCGAGCGTTGCAGACTGTCGGCCACTTCCTTGTCGGCCAAACCCTTGCAATATTGTTCGGCGACAAGATGCTCGCGCTCTGATAGCGTAATCATGAAACACGCTGGATTTTGAACTCTCCGCGCTTGCGGTCAACCTCTCCTGTTCGTTTCCAATCGGCATTTTCTACACACATCTCCAATCTTAGTCTGGAAATGGTTGTGTTGACGGAAGATATCGCACGCACAGGGAACACAACGATATCACCTACCTTCATCGCTCTCAATGTGGCCGCCCAATTTTCTGTTACTTTTACCATATTACTTCAATTTAGCGAGTTTAACAATGTTGTCTAGAGCATTAATGCTGCTTTCGTGTCGTGCCTGTAGGCGGGTGAACGAGTCGAACCACATGTCGCTCTGTTCCTTGACTTCTTTAAGGTCTTGTTCCAGTTCTTGCACACGTCTTACAAGGTCTTCGTGTGTCATGCTTTGTAATTCTTCTACTGTTGTCATAGCTTTATTTTTTTTGATTTTCAATATTGTCAAGTTCGTTGCTTATCACTAATGATGTTACCGCGAAGGCGGTGGATGCTATCCAGAACCATACGCCCATATCGCACATGGTAATAAGGAGTATCGCGTATGATACTGCGCATAATATTGATATTGCTTTCATTTGATTGTGTATTAGTTTTGTTCCCCCAAACCAATCCGATTGGCGGCATCACGCTTTTATTGGGGGATTTACTTAACTTTGTGGTGTCAAACAAAAAATTAAGTATTATGAACAAGTTTGTTGAAATCACCGTGGATGGTGAAAAGTGCATCATCAATGCAAGTGCAGTTCAGCTTGTAAAGCCTACCGATGAAGGTACATTGATTTTATTTCAAAATGGAGCTAAAATCCATACGGAATTTAGCTTTCAGGAGCTGTCAAATATTCTTCTGAACTAAAATTTCTTTCTTGTATATCGGGATAGTGAACAACTTTATGACAACGGTTTTGTTGATTATCCCGGTATCATCTTTTCCTATAAATCCATAGGGTGTAGGACGTATTTTTACTATTTTTTCAATTATTGCTTTCATTGTCATAAGTAGATATTATTAGTTTGTGCCCCGATAACCTCTCTCTGGTCTTCCCACCGGAGTTGTCAGCTACTGTTCTTCACTGCATAACCGTTCGGGGCATGATCGCCCTTACTTCGCCCGGCTGCTTGCATCGACCTTGTTACAGGCTGCTTGCTTCGACCGTTAGTTCTCGCGTCCTCTATGCTGGGATTGAGGGTAAGCGCCAGTATCGCTTTCTGGAACGGATTGCTAAGGGCAATCACTCCATGTAGTTCCTGCCATACCTTTTACGGATTGTTCCCGGTATCGAGACCGGACAGGATAATCCTGATTAATGTCCTTATTAATCTCCGCAGTACTGGGAACCTAAATATCCACGGCTGTTGGAGTTGTAGCAGTCTGACCATTCGGCTTTGAAAGTGACTTTTTCTGCTTTGACCGGAGTGAACACCTTGTTATTTCTTTCTTCCTGTTGTCTTGCCAGCTCTTCCTGCATTGTAACATTCAGTTTTGCCAGTTTCCATGTTGATTTCAGAACTTCACCGAAGGTCTTGCCTTGTTTCTTGCCTACATACTTGTAAGTTCTGTGGGCATCTCTCATAATCTGTCGTAAATCGAATCTTTTCATTGTCTTACCTCTTTTTAGTTAGTCAATATTTTTGCACTTCCGAACTATTTTTCGTTCCTTTGTGCTGTTGTTTATTGTTTGATGTTGCAAAGATACAGAAATATTTTCTGTAACAAACAAAATTACAGAAAATAAATCTGTGATTAACTTTAATTATCATTTATGGAATTGAAAGATTTTATAAAATCAGTTCTTTTTGATGTTACAGAAGCAGTGAAAGAATGTCAAGAAGAACTGAAAAATGGAGCAATCATATCACCTAGCAATCGTTCTGCAGAGGAAAAGGTAAGAGCGGTTAGTGGGGATTTGAAGATTTCCTATATAGATTTTGAAGTGGCTGTTTCAGCATCTTCTGAGAATTTAAACAATGGAGAAAAAACAGGAGGGGTAGAGGTAAGTGGTTCTGTAATAGGAGTTCGTTTTGGTGGAAAATTTGGAGGAAAATCAGTTAGTGAGGAAAATAAACAGGTTAATGAGAATGTCTCTAAAATTAAATTTTCAATACCTGTTATTTACCCTACGCAGCCAGTGAAAGAACGAAATACTAGGGCTAGAGCTTTTCTTCCATGACTTTGATAATCGCTTTAAGATCCTCGTAAGCATCATTGACGGCATCCTGAGGCTTGTCGCTGTGTTTGAGATAAATGAAATAAATTCTCATGAATAAGCGTCTGTGATACCAAAGTTTGATTCGTTTAAACATAGCAATATAGGTTTTAAAATTCAGTGCAAATATACAGAAAATAAATCAGTATGACAACAAAGCAGAGATTAATATCATTTTTGGCTTATCTAAAAATTAGTCAAGGTAAGTTCGAGAAAAAAGTAGGATTGTCTACCGGGTTCGTGAATAATGTGGGTGATAGCATACGTACCGCATCTTTAGATAAGATAAAGTCTGTTTATCCAGAGTTGAACACTGCATGGTTGTTGACAGGGGTTGGAGATATGTTAGATAGTGAAAAAAACAGTCTGTTCTTAAATAGTCTTAGAAGAAAAGAAAATGAAGAATCTTTTGATAAGAAAGATATAGAATATACAAAGGGTTTCACCACATATCTTCTTCCCATGTCAGCTATGGGAGGAACGCTTACGGGGTTCGCGGCTCCAGGCGCAATGCTCCAAAATTGTGAGGCTATAATTTCACCCATTGAAGATGTAGACTTTGCCATTACAGTATATGGAGATAGTATGGCACCTGAATACCCCTCAGGTTCCCGTATTTTGATAAAGAAGATAAACCCCAATATCTTTATAGACTGGGGTAAAACATACGTTTTGGACACTGCAAATGGGGTTATAGTAAAGGAACTTCATGAGTGCAAAGGTAAGGAAGGTTATGTGAAATGCCATTCGGTTAACCCGGACCCGAAATTCTCGGACTTTGACGTTCCTTTGTCAGAGGTGTACGGCGTGTATCGAGTACTTATGTGTATGTCTGCAAAATAAACTATCTAACATATTAAGGATATGAAAAAACTATTATTGATTCTTTTTGTGGCTCTGTTGCAATCATGTGCCACTGTATATCATGAGGCGGTTTATTCAATCGACTTTAGGGATTACGTTGAAAAAGGTTTTATGATAAGCCCGACTGATACAGGATTTGATTATACCCCTTTGGCTCAGTTGGAGGTTGATTTTTATATAGGAAAGATAGTTACCGATGAAGATAAGGATGGGCTTGAAAAAGGAGTAGGGGGGTATTACCCAACATCCAAAAGAATGATGGACAAAGTTGTGGATAAAGCAAAGATGTTGGGGGCTGATGGTATAGTATGTTTCAAAGTCCAATATTTCCCTCAAACAAAATATTCGCAAGCGTTTTATCAGGCAACAGGAGTGGCTGTAAAGGTTAAGAAATGATAAGTTCAATAGTATTACATTGCGCAACTTTCTATAACAATTCTGGCCACTGCCAGCTTTCCCCTTCATGCAAAGGGTGGGGATGCCGGTTCTTGACGACACCTATCGAAGAGATTCCAGCAACAATCCAGGAGAAAGCAAAGCTCTTTTCTAGAGTGTATCGGGAAGCGAAGCAAAAGGGAGTGCTGGAATGCCCGCACTACCGATCAATTTTCATAGACGAGGTGCTGGCCAATTTGCCGAAGGGTGAAGTGTGTTAAATAAATGGTTTATGTTATTGTTTATTGTTTGATTTTCGTATATTTGCAATAAATCTTAATTTGAATGGGAAGTTGGAGTGAACAACAGGAAGCAAATAAAGAGCGGAAAGAAAAAGATAAAACCAGACGGGACAAACTCGCAGGATATTTTTTCAACCTTTCCCAACTGACTTTTGTTGCATTGGTATTAGGTGGTGTAACTCCACTGTACACTAATATTGAAGTAGGAATAAATTGGTATATATTAGTAGCTGGAATTACACTGACCATAATTTTAGCCAATATTGGAAACTTAATTTTAAAATAACACAATATGGAAATGTTAGCAGCAATATTCACCGCAGGCATTATAGTAGCAGGAGCATTTTTGATTTGGCTCAAAACCAAATCTGGGAAGAAATGGCTCGCAAGCTTATAACCATTGAGAGCTTTTCAAAGAAATAGCTATGGGAAGTTGGAGTGAACAACAGGAAGTAAAGAAAGAAGTCAAGGAAAAGGACAAGGTAAGACGGGAAAAACTTGCCGGGTTGTTTTTTGATTTAGCAAAACTTTCATTTGCCGGACTTGTTGTAGGTGGAATAGTTTCCATGAAGCCTGATGTAGATATAACCCTTGACATATACAGGGTTGTTATAGGTGGAATCTCTACCATCATTTTTATTAGAATAGGAAATACAATTTTAAAATAAAGTGGATTATGGACATGTTAAGTTTAGTATATACAATAAGTGCTGTTGTAGGTGGTGGATTTTTGGTGTGGCTTAACACAAAATCCGGGAAAAAATGGCTCGCAAATCTATAGTGTACTTTTCATTGGAAATTGAGGGTATTATGGACGCATTAGGTTTTAGTCTGGTAACAAAAAGTGGTTGGCTGGTCTGTGCTCTCTGATGCCTTACAATTTTGGTTAATGTATGAAAAGGAAATCCCTTGAATGTTTATGGTCGTTCAATTATAGTAGTGAGTTGAACGGTTTTTTAGTATTTGGACGTTAGAACAGGGAAAATAATGAATAAAAAAAATAGAAAATCAAGATGATTTTTACTAAAACGAATCTTGGAGGATTTTGAATGGGTAGATAATCTTCTGCTTGTCAGTATAGTAAGCGCAGATCAGAATTCATACTGGCAGTCTAAAGGTGGCGAGTTCGAGTCTCGCATGCTCCACTTTTTTAATGA